TTCGGTCAGATTGGTCTTGACCATGGTCCCGAATGGTATCACGGCAAGTTCACCGGTATTTCTACTACCTTTGAGAAGCCGACCTACAGCCGTTCTGTTTATGTGGCGAATGCCGCTGACATTGGCAAGACTACGGGCTGATGAAGATTAAAAGGAGGTGGACAACATGACCGATGAAGAGAAACTGACCATGCTTAAAAGCATGACAGAGGAAACGGATAACGATGTGTTGTCCACTTACCTCACTTTAGCTAAAGGGGTAGTGCTTTCCCGTGCCTACCCTTATACAGAAGAAGATAAAGTTCCTGCAAAATATGACACGGTTCATGTTGAGATTGCTGCCTATATGCTGAACAAGCGTGGGGCAGAGGGTGAAACAGCACACAGCGAAAACGGCGTTTCCCGTTCTTATGAAGATGGTGACATTCCCCCTACCCTGCTGCGGCGAATCCTTCCTATGGCGGGGGTGATTCTATGAAGCTGATGAAGCGCAATCTCAAACCCGTGCATTACTGCCTGTATAAAGGCAGGGAGCCACTTCTGGACGATGACGGAAATGAAACTGGTGAATACCAGGTGGGCTATGAAAGCCCTGCTGAACTGCAATGCAGTGTTTCACCTGCGACTGGATATGCCCAGGTGAATATGTTCGGTAACTTAGAGTCCTATGACAAGGTACTCATTACTGATGATACAAATTGCCCCATTGACGAAAACACCCTGCTCTTTGTGGATAAGGAGCCAGAGTTCGGAAATGACGGCAATCCTCTCTGTGACTATAGGGTACGGCGTGTTGCAAAGTCCCTTAACAGTATCTCTTATGCTATTAGCAAGGTGACCGTATCGTGAGCAAGCGTGTTATCAAAGTTACGTTATCTGAAAAGAGCATTGACAATGCCATTAAAGAACTCAAGAACTACAAGACGTGGTTGAAAGAGTGTACTGAAAAATTCATACAAGCCCTTGGCGAAGAGGGAGTCCAGGTGGCTACAGCAAAGTTCCAAACAGCCGTCTATGACGGTCCGAATGATGTGAGCGTATCTGTAGAGAGCCGGGATAACAACAAAGTAGCCGTGGTAGCTGTAGGAAGTTCAGTCCTCTTTATTGAGTTCGGTACAGGTGTCAAGTATCCAGACAATCACCCAGAAGCGGGTAAGAACGGTTTCACCCGTGGTGGCTACGGTTATAAACTGGGACGGCTTGAAAAGGGATGGCGATACACTGGTGACCCTGGTTCTAACGGTGAAGTTATTACCACGGGAAAACACGCAGGTGAAGTTCATACCTACGGTAACCCGGCAAACATGAGTATGTACGAAACAGTCAGAGAGTTGGAAGAGAAATTTGCAGAGATAGCAAGGAGGTGTTACACATGATTGACTGCGAAAACGAAGTCTATACAAGGCTTGCAAAAATCTTGAGAGAGAAATTCCCTAAGATTGATATTGCCAGTGAATATGTGAAATCACCTTCTTCTTTTCCTCATGTAAGTATTACCCAGAGTGACTGCTATATCCCTACGGAGTGGCAGGACAGCAGCATGAAAGAGAACATGGTTATTGCCATGTTTGAAATCAATGTCTACTCCAACAAGGCAGAGGGTAAGAAAACAGAATGCAAGAAGATTATCAAAGAAATCAATGACGCATTGTACTCCATGAATTTTAGGCGCACGGCTATGACCCCGGTTCCGAACATGGAGGACGCAACAATCTATCGGATTGCAGCCCGCTTCCGTGTGGCAACCGATGGAAAACACTTTTACAGGAGGTAAGTGAAATGGCTACAAGTACTTATATGACTTTCCTCATGCACAAGAAGGAAACGGCATGGGAGAAGCTGCTTGACATTACTGAGTTCCCCGACCTGGGCGGTGACCCGGAACTGCTTGAAACCACCACTCTGTCTGACAAAATGCAGACCTATGTGAATGGTGTCCAGAGTAATGACGGCATGACCTTTAATGCCAACTATGACCACACTGAGTATAAGGCTCTGAAAGCCCTTGAGGGTAAGAACGAGGAATACGCAGTATGGTTCGGTGGCACTGAGACTGCAAGTTCCCCGACTCCTACGGGTTCTGAGGGTAAGTTCAAGTTTGCAGGCGAACTGTCCGTCTACGTTACTGGCGGCGGCGTGAATGAGGTTCGTGGTATGGCGATTACGATTGCCCCGTCCACTCCTATCACTGAGGACGAAGAGTAAGATTACATTTAATTTTGAGAATTAAAGGAGAGTTGAGCAATGGCTAAACAGATTGTTTTTACCTATGAAGATAAGGAATACACGCTTGAGTTTACCAGGCGTACTGTCAAGCAGATGGAGGATGAGGGCTTTGTTGCACAGGACATTGACCGTAAGCCTATGACTCTGCTTCCTGCTCTTTTTGCAGGTGCATTCAAGGCGCACCATCGTTTCGTGAAGCAGGATGTGATTGACAAGATTTATGCGGGTATGCCCCATAAGGATGAACTGATTGGCAAGTTGGCAGAGATGTACAATGACCCGATTGTGACTCTGATGGAGGAACCCGATGAGAAAGCGGTAAAAAACGTGAGTTGGGAAGCGAACTGGTAACGGGTTCGGACTCCCAGGCTGCAACGGGCGGCGGCAACCGCCGCTTGCCCGTTGTTTATCGTTACGGGGAAACTTTTGAAAAACTCTGCGGTTATTACATGAGTCTGGGTATGGGCTATCACGATTACTGGGATGGTGATTGTGAGATGGCACGGTACTACAGGGATATGGATGAAAAGGTCAAAGAGCGGCAGAATGAAGCCCTCTGGTTACAAGGTCTGTATTTCTATGAAGCGTTGGTTGACGCTTCCCCGGTACTGAACGCTATGAGTAAAAAGCATAAGCCTATTCCTTACAGGCAGGCTCCGATTCCTCTCACCGAAGCACGTCATAGACAGCAGCAAGAGGAAGAGAATCACAAGAAGCTGAATGCAGGTAAGGAAGCCATGAAGCAGATAATGGCAGGGGTTAATTCAAAATTCAAACGGAAGGAGGAATAAATCATGGCAGTTGAGATTGAAGGTCTTGAGTTTCAAATTGAAGCGAAGTCCGAAAATGCCGCTAAAGGTGTAGACGCTCTGATTAACAGCTTCAATAAGCTGAAAGCCGCAACCAAAGGCGGCGCAGGTCTGAACAATATCAGCAAGAAACTGGACGCAATCAGTAATGCAAAGCTGAGTATGTCCGGGATTGAGAAGATTGAAGATTTGACGAAAAGCCTTAATTCTCTGAGCAATGTCAAGATTTCCTCCACAATCTCTAAGAGAATAACTGAAATCGGTGCTTCTCTGGATGGTCTGAATTGGTCTGGTGTGGAAAAGGTTGAAGCACTCAGCACTGCTCTACAGAATATGCAGGGCATTCAGATTCCGAATATGAGAAATATTACTGGGAACCAGACGGCTACGCCTGCCGGGACTGCGGCTCCGGCTGACCCTGCGGGTGCAACAAATGCGGGTGCGGCAGCTACAGCGGCAACCTCTGGTATCACTCAGTATACTTCCCAGATAACTGCTGCCGCTACGCAGACCAGGGGATTCCTGGGTGTTCTACAAGGCGTAGGTGGTGTGTTCTCAAGAGCATTTTCTGCTGTAGGTGGTGTTGCTCTGAAAGCATTTCAAGCTGCCTTGAAGGGGGTAAGCACTGCGGCAAAATCAGCAGTGAATGCTTGTAAGAAACTGGGAAGCACTATCGGCTCCAAACTGAGTAGCAAGGTGAAGCAAACAACTTCGGGTATGGGTCAGTTGTTCTCTTCCTTAAAGCGTATTGCATTGTACCGTGCAATTCGATTCTTCTTTGCACAACTTACTGCTGCAATGAAGGAAGGTATTCAGAATTTGTATATGTACAGTTCCCTCATGGGCGGTACGTTCAAGGGAAGTATGGACAGTCTGGCAACCAGTTTCCAGTACCTCAAGAACAGCATGGGTGCTATGGTGGCTCCGCTCATCAATATGATTGCTCCTGCGGTGGACGCTCTGATTGATAAATTTGCAGCATTGCTGAACATTGTCAATCAGTTCTTCGCTCGTCTGTCTGGTGCAACCACCTTCACGAAAGCGAAGAAAGCGGCAGCTTCCTATGGCGATTCTATCTCTGGTGCGGGTAAGTCTGCGAAGAAAGCGGCAAAGGATATTAAGGACGCTACGGTTGGCATTGATGAATTGAACATTATCAGTCAGAAGGATTCCAGTGGAAGCGGTTCTGGCAGTAAGAACTATGGCGATATGTTTGAAACCGTGCCGATTGACAGTAGCATTTCTGAATTTACCGACAAGCTGAAAGCAGCACTGGACGCAGGTGACTGGAAAACCCTGGGTACTTTACTGGGTGAAAAGTTCAATGAGATTGTGGATAGCATTGATTGGTCTGGTATCGGTCACAAGATTGGATACGGACTGAACGGTGCAATACAGACAGCATACTGGTTCCTAAAGACAGCGGATTTCAAGAACCTGGGTAACCATATAGCAGAACTGCTGAATGGTGCAATGGAGGAAATTGACTTCACATACCTGGGCAGACTTCTGGTTCGTGGTGTCACGGTAGCCCTTGATTTTATGATTGGCTTGCTTGGCGGTTTGAATTGGAGCCTTGTGGGAAAGAGCATTGGCGATTTCTTGAAGGGTGCATTCAATGAAGCCCAGGAGTGGATTGCAAGCTATAACTGGAACAAAATGGGCAAAGACCTGTGGAAGAATCTCAAGGCTTGTATCAAGGGCATTGACTTTGCAGGTGTGGCACAAAGTTTCTTTAAGTTACTGGGTTCTGCTCTGGCGGCTGCGGTTAGCTTTATCGCAGGTTTCGTGCAGGGTATCTGGGAGGACATTACTGGATATTTCCAGGAATATCTCACCAATGATGACGGCACGAAGAAGTGCGGTCTTGACTGGGTAGCAGGTCTGCTTGAGGGTATCTGGGACGGCATTAAGAATATCGGCAAGTGGATTAAGGAGAACGTATTTGACCCGTTCATTGACGGATTCAAAGAGTGCTTCGGTATTCACTCTCCTTCTACAGTAATGAAGGAGATGGGCGGTTATGTTGTCGAAGGTTTCTTGCAGGGACTCAATAAGTTCAGTGAGATTGCAGGCAAGGTTAAGGAATGGGCAGGCAAGGTCATTGAGTGGTTCACGAAGGGTGAGGACGGCAAGGGTATTGTTGAACATTTCAAGGAAATCGGCGGCAATATCGTAAGCGGCTTCAAAGACAAGGTTGGTGGTACTTATACCACGGTCAAGTCTAACGTGACCACCTGGGCAAGCAATGTGAAGAACTGGT